AGAACAAATTCTTCTTTTTTATCTGGATCGAAAAAATAATCCTCAACAAAAACACCAAGAGGAAACTCAGCCTCGCTTGGAGGCGCAAAAGATAACTCTTCCTCACCAGGACGATGTCCAGATGGAATATCAGCACTTCTTGATCCATGAAGTGAATATCCACTTCTCATCCGAGCCATACCAGATGAATCATCAACCTGATTCTCATATCCATACGGACCATAAATTGGGTTCCCGTCCCAAGCCCATCCGAGAATCTTAGAGTGGTGAGTGGTGTCAGAATCTTCATCATCTCTGAACTCATCACCAATCTTCTCCATTAATTTACTTGGAGCAGTGACATATCCAAATCGAGTGTTCTTATCATTGTCAGTATCCTTGAAGACGAAACCATCTCCTGCATCGTATGTCCAATTGTTCGTTCTTCTTACAGTTTCGTATCTGTCAAATCTATAATGTTGAACAGTTGCAGTTACCTCAGCACCAGTACCAATTGGAACAACAATTACTTCTGTCGCAACCTTATCATAATCAATACCTTTATGAATAACATTAACATTGGTAATAATACCATTAAAAACCACACACCTTGCAACAGCACCTTTACCCTTCCCTGTAGAGTCAGTCAATGTCAGGAATGGAGTGTCAATATAAAATCTTCCTCCATCAATCACTCTCACTTCAATCAGTCTTCCATAAGGATCCAAAATTGGTTGAAGAACTGCATCCTCACCACTAGAAATCCTTACATCAGGGTGTTCTGTGTGAATTCCTGTGGTTGACAGGTTCACTGCAACAATTCTTCCTTTATCAACAACTGCCTGAGCAGCAGAGTCATTAGGTGTGATAATGACTGTTGGATTGATGTAGTTGTCACCTTGAGCAATCACATCAAACCTTGCGATCTTACCCTGAACGTAAGTCATGGGTGTTGAATTACTGAAGGCAGGAACCCCGTCTGCCATCACACCAATGGTTCCAGTTCCTTTATCATAAACATCAACGTTTGGTTGAATCTCATCCCTTCTGGGGATAACGTGGATGGCATTGATAGGCTTCAAGTCAGGTCCGATTGAACCATCTGTACTAAAAGGTCCAATTGGATAATCAGGTAGATTGGAAGAGGCAACATAAGCGTGTTTCTTGTCAAAATAAACACCACTCACACCATAAGTCAAGTTACCAATAAATCCAACATCTGTCGATGCAGACGACGCTAATGTGTCAGTTGTGTTCTCGATGAACGACGCCATAATTGGATCTCTTGGATCCACACGTCCAGCACCATTGATAAACACCTCATCATCTTTCTGGTGCAGGAGACCACCATCTCTTACTTCAACAGACTCAACTAATCCAAGAGGAAAGGAGTTACTGACAAGTGTGTTTCCCAAGTCATCAGTTGTCTCTGCGTGGATGTAATAAGGTCCATAAACGTAAGTTCCAATTTGATGAACATAATCATCTCCTAGAACTGCTCTTGTGCAATCTAGAAACTGGTTTAGGGTTTTAGACTCGTATCTAATCTTCTCATCACCAATAAAAATAAAACCAGACTCTGGAAATCCTAATGTGGACTCAACTGTAACTGTTGTCTCGTCAATATCAAATGATGACTGTCCTCCAGTCAATACCTTCCTTGTGAGAGGTGAACGGGGGTTAGCAATAAACTCTCCCTGAGTTAAGTTCTTTGTAATCTGGAGTTCATAGACCCCTTCACTATAAATTTCTGATGTCTCACAAACTGTTCTTGCAAAGACACCATCTTCATTATAAGATCTTAACTCCAACTCAAGACTGACAAGGTTATCAGGTTGGAGATAATCATTTACCTTCTCAATGTCTACAAAGAGAGGAGGAACTGCAACGGTCCTAATCTTATAACTTTCATTCCACGTTGAAGTGGAATTCTTAATCATCTGATCACCAGGATACCTTACCTCAACCTCAGATGTTCCAAACAGAATCTTGAAGAGTGATTTGATTCCAAGTTTAGTTCCTTTAGACTGAAAGAAGTCCCTAATGTTCTGTAACATTGAGGATCTGTTGATGTCCTCAAACACATTTGTTGAAGAAACACCAGGAAAGAAGGAAGTGTGAATGGTTTCCAACATTGAAACCAGAAACAGACTCGATAGGTTCTTAACATCAACACCTGCCTCGTGTGCCTTTGCCACAGTGGTTGAATAATCACCAGAGGACTTATAGGTTGCAAGCACTTTAGTCCCACTGGATCCTCTCTGGAGACCTGTCAGTTGGTTTCCTGCCCTCTCACGGTACAAGATGATTTCATCTTCAATTAGAATGATACCATTCTCTTCAGGAAATCCATATCCATCCTGAAGTGTCAATGTTTCTTCAACGTCGTCAATCTCACCGAACAGAGTGTTCGTTTCAATAATATTCTTTTTATAAGTGTCAAAGTCTCTGTATTCAAGTAGATTCTGAAGAATGTCCTGACTGAAACCCTGACGTTCGTCAGACTCTGAAGCAGTCGTCATAAAATTGACGAATGTCTTATAAGACTCACGAATATGAATTGGTAGAGTATTATCTACCTGACTCGACTTAGATACTTTATATTCCTTCATGATCCAGTCGTGCCTGTTTCAACGATTGCTCCGATGTCAGATTTCGCAACATCAAACTTTAGATAAACTGATTTTGTTGCAACGATCTCCTGTCCCACATCAACTGGATATCCCCTCACTTCAACAATTGAATTATCGACAATTGTTGATGCGATTGAGAAGGGATTGTTCTCTCCTAACATAACCTCTCCTTTGATGTAGTCAACAGTTCCAAAGTTTTTGTTGTCCACAATTTTCTCATTGTAAATATCAAAGTGGAACAACCTAATTGACCCTCGATTTTGTGGATCATCTTCAAAATAATAGATTTCTTCATTGTCTGTAAATCTAAAACCGGTTGAGTAAACAGAAAAACCTGTTCTATCTCTATCAATTTGGTTCTCAAAACAAATCTCATATGAAGCAAGAGTGTTTTGAGCAATTCCCATATTCTTTCTCATTCTTAACGCAGTGATGTTCCTATTAATGGAATTGTCTGCGTCATCAATCGTTCCAACGATTCTTGAGTATCTTACCGTTCCTCCAAACCTTGAAACGATAGGAGATCCGGCAAACTCTGAGAGAGCAGTACGAACATCAGCAACGATTGCTGAAGTATCCTTCATTGTCACTTGTTCATCATAATAGACAGTCGATTCTGTTTCAATGTAAAGAACATCAGGATCTTGAAGAATTAAATCAATCGATGCGACTCGATAATCTTCTAATCTATCCTTAATTAATTTCTTTGTTGCATTTGAGACGAAATCACCTGAGTTGGGTTTAATAACAATATAAACTCTTCCGTACTCTGGAATTTCTAACTCTTCTCCGCCATAAACATAAACATCTTCCACAGCAGGGTAGATGTCTCTGATGATTGCATCATAATCCGATGATGTCACACACCTCTTCTGTGCAGAATAAGACTTGGGAGCCCTAAACTTGATAGATGAGATACTTTCTAGTTCTGTACCACCTTCAGAGGTAGAGGCACTTGTTACAACAGGTTTCTTTGTAACCTGTCCACCAAAGTAATCAAAAATCTTACCAAGAAATGCAAAACTACTAGCACCTTTCAATCCATTCGCTTCAGAACCACTCGCGACGACATAATTTACAGTGATAACTGCTCCATCATTAAGTTTCTGTCCAAACAGTCCATCACCAAATGTCAATTCATACTGATTCTCTTCAACTTCTTCCACCCAATAAGACTTCGACTCTGGTGTTAGTTCAACTAAGTTATTTGCCTGATTGAAAAACACTGAAGTGTTCACATTTGGATCTTCCTGAACAACAACTCTCAGGGTTGTGATGTCAACACGTGGATTAGGAATAATGAACCTCTGATTATAGTCTGTGTCGTCCTGCACAAACTTCTTTGTCATATAAGTTCCTTCATACAAAGGCACATTACCAAAACTTGCGACACCTTCTTCGTTTAGACTTGCTGCCTGAGTGTCAATTACATTGAACTTATATGATGTCTTACCACTATTAGCACCAAAGAAATTTCCTGGTCTAATTTCAAGGTATTGTGGCAAACCACCTGGATAGATATTATCTAAATCGCCTGAGCCTCTTAAGTCAACTTCGAAATCCAAGAAAGTTACAGATGAAGTTGTTGATATAGGAGTGTATCCAATCATACGAGCGTTAGAAACCGTGTTCTTACGAATCGATGATGTCGATAGGAAGCTTTCATTAGCAACCATATTGACATTATAAGAATTCATCTGAGCCTGATAAGAGATAAGGCTCAAAATTACATTTAGATTACTCCCATCAAAGTCATAGTCAGTAAATTTGTCTGTAGACTTCAAATATGAGATAAGGTTCTGCCTAATCTGTTCAAAATCTACTTCTGTAAGGTTAATTGCCCCTGCCATATCGTCCAGGCTTATTTCAGTTATTTAGACGCTAGTTCGTAGGTGATAAAATCTGGTCATAAGTGATAAACTGATCATACCCAATGATTTTATAAACAATTGTTGCTCTAATGTTGTTCTGATCTGGTTGCGAAACAACTTTTACTGAAAGGTTAGTGACCCTTGGTTCATTAAAAATGATTGTTCTTTCAATTTCTTGCTCTAGAAGCACTCCAGTGTCATTATCTGCAAGTTCAAATAACATACTGTTAATGTTAGATCCAAAGTTAGGGTTAAACGCCATCTCTTTGGGTGCAGTCATCACTGCATTCTTGATTGCGTTATTGATTGCTCTCTGATCAGTCAAGGTTGTGATGTCTCCTGTCACTGGATTAGGATCAAATGCCAGTGAGACATCAGTAAACATCTTATCTTTAGACATTGCAATAAAAAACCCACCTTACAGTGGGTATTTATCTTACTTTTCTTTGTTTTCCATCCATTGGGCAAACCGATCAGCAACTTTACGTTGCTCTTTCTCAGTTTTATAAGGATTATCAAGATCTACATCTTCTTCAAATGCAGTTTCCTGAAGAAACTCTCTCTTTTGTTCAGTCATTAGCGTCCTTGTCCTCTGTTGGGTTTGCGACGATGTGAATTACTCGTTGGGGAGTACTTTGTGTTCTTGGAATTACCTTGACGTGTCTTCTTATTCGTTGGAATAATCAGTGACTCGCCGTTTTTGGTGAAAATCCGTGCCATAATTACTTAACTTTCTTTTTAAGGAGTTCAATTTCTTTCTCAGCAGCGACAAGTCGCTCTGCAATCATCATAATTCTGTCAACCAGCGCCTGGTTTGGGTTGCTTGACTTTGTTCTGGCAACTGTACCAGAAGCTTCACGGTTTACGTAGCTCATTCTCTAGGTCCTCTAATCGGGTAGTGATGTTTTCAAGTTGAATTAGGATGTCATCAAGTACATCCGTCACACACTCGTATTTATCACGACTCTGAGGTCGACGATACATCAGCTTTGGTGGTGGATTTGAGTTCGACTCCATAAAATTCACTCGGACGTTGGACAAGTCCCTTCCACACATAAGGAATCATCGCTGTTCTTGCTGCATCTGGACCAAAACGGTTCCAGAGTTCATAAAAACTACTCTGATTTGATGGTGTACAGGGGAAATAACGAATTGTATCAACATGAAGAAGAGTTACCTCTTCTTTTACTTCGTCAATTGTCAATCCGTAATGGTTAATTAGTTCTGTTTCTGTTGTCATTGATAATAAAAAAGGAAGTGGTTGCCCACTTCCCTAATATAACAGGTTTTTAGTTGAAAGTCAACCTTTTGCCAGTTGGGCTTTACGTCCCATTGGGTTATTCATTGCAATTCTACGTTGCATTTGCTTGTTAGCACCTGATTCGTCTCCAGCTTTTACTGCAGATTGTTCTTTACCATATGCTTTATTGGCTTGGTTAGCCATTTTAGACTTTGGGAGAGGTTGAAATCCCTCCATAATGTCTTCCTCAATCGACTCAAGGTACTCATCACTCATGTGATTGAAGAGAATGTCAGCAGAAACCTCGTTGTTCACATATCCATTCTCAATCAGGTGATTGATAACGTCTTCCTTGACAACTTTCTTCTTCTTAGCTTTGACTTCACCACCTTCTTGGTACCCACCACAGGAACCTTCATCCAGTTCAGTCTCTTCTTTTTTGATGGTTGGTGCCATCAAGTTCATCTTTTTGTCATACTTGACTGGAGTGCTAGTGGGTTGCTTAGCGTTCTTGATTGAAGGTGCACCAACCATATTAGATTCCTTAACTTCTTTCTTGTCATCGCACTCACAGTCATCTTTAGACTCTTCACACTTCTTACAAGTTCCTTTACCCATCGCCTTTTTAATGGCTTTGTCTTTAGAACCAAAGTATTCATCCTTACTGGATTCCACTTCACCATCGCCATCATAGTCCTTATCGGCTTTTTTGGCTTCTGCTAATTTAGCTTCGTAAGCGTCGAAGCGGTTGTAAGTCCAACTGCCTCCTGACATCGATTGCATGATTCTAACTCGGTTTCTTTTATTTATCAGTATGGTGATTGTTACTCCACATAGTTGCCATGGTAAATTGTACCACCATCTGGCATGTAGAATGTATCACCATTCAAAGTGTGAGTGTGATGATCACTCTCGGCACTTGCGGCATCCGCGGCAGCGGCTGTGTAGTACAGAGGATAATAACCATCAAGGGCAAATGGTTCTGTCGCATTAACCGCTGTTTTCACAGTTGCCGTTAGTACTTCTGTTTCTTCAGCAGTGAGTGTTTCACCAGCCATCAACCGATACAAGCTAGATGCGATTGAAGTACGACGTGAGTTCACATCAAGTGGATACTGATCATTAGCAGCCTTGAATGCGTTGAAGATCGCGACGTGCTCTGGGTTGTCCTGCATAAATGTCGTCAGTTGATCTGACTTCATGTAGAACGTCTGACCCAGACGGTTGTCGGCAACCCACTCAAGGTTTGATGTCGCAAGATCTGCTGTAGTTCCTGTGAATGAATCAAAGGTTCCTGTGCCTGATAAAGCATTAGGTGCAGTTACTTGTGTTTTACCTGTAGGCGTGACGGACGTGTCTACGAGGAGGGTGCCGTCAACCTCAATTCCTTGGATGTAAATATAACTAGAAGGAGAAGATTTGTATGTCCATTCAATCGACTGAAGCCCACTACTTAATGGATAAGTTGTGTTGTTGTCTCCACTGCCAGGAAAATCAACTGAAAGCCCATTGATCTTTAATACAGAATTAGCAGTAGTAGCGGCAAGGCAATTTCCATAGATTGTTACGCTTGTAGCTGTTGCTAAAGCACTGCCAAAGTTTATTGAGGCTACTGTATCTGTAAGAGGTGTTGCCCCATTTTGATAACCAGAGCCAATAACACCGTTAAACATACCGGTTGCTGGTAATCCATCTGCTGTGTTCAGTGTTCCTTGAACTAAAGAACTCCACACCTGACTTTGGTTGTAGGCACCCCAATCACCGCCGTCAACGGTCATCGTGTTGGCGTCTAGGTCAGTGGAGACGATTGATACTTCGTCAACAAGTGAGCTATCCACTAAAACTTTCCCATCGATCTCAATATAAGCAACGAATTGAGATTGCTGTGAGGCTTCATACCGAGTTTGTATTGAGATGAGACCACCTACAGAACTAATGGCATTAGCAAAAGTTGAATTATAATTAAGGCTTTCTGGATTATTACTTAGGACAAACCAGCCAGAACCGCTTAAACCAAAAACTTGTCCGTTTACACGAGCACCGTCGGCCTTAATAGAACAGTTCCACTTCATTATGATTTCGTTATTTACTGGAATAACTTCTGGAGCAGTAAAGTATGCATAACCTTGACTAAGATTATGTATTCCAATAGTCTCAAAGTTGCCATCAAATGCCGGACTTGCAGGTTCTGCTGGAGTTATGTATGAACTCCATTCTTGAGCAGGTGTGTAGACCTCTACATCATTACCATTATTTGTTGTAAGCGAAACCACATCACCTTCTTTGAAGTATTGCAGGTCGGGGTTGGGGTCCTCGAAGGTGAGGGTAGATTGATTCGTGACAACCTTTCCGTCCTCCATTATCACGTTATCCCAGTACATAGCCGTAAATCCCCACGCTTGGGATTCCACTAATTGTTCTACTTGGATTTTCTTGAGAGTTGCTGGTAGCTGATCAGCTGGGAAAGTAGCTGCACCACTTCCCGACCAACTAGCACCTACTGTTGTTACAGTATTGTCACCATCAGTTAAAAGAAAATTGATATCAAGGCTGCCAGTTGTATAAAAACCTAATGCTGAAATAGGTTGTGCAACATCCAGTTCAAATAGAGTAGATACAGCGCCTACACCACCTCTCCATGAAACATCACTACTCGTCTGACCATCGAATAAGTTAGTGAATGACGGGTTTCTATAGGGCGTCATAGTGTCGCCAGATCTATCGAGACTTGAATAGATTTGACCTTCTGTGCTTGAAACACTCGCAATAGTGCTGGTCTGTGGTGTGTAACTTGCGGCATCACCGTTGATGTCACACATATAAACATCATCACTTGCTTCAAATGAGTTGAGGTTAGTGTTATCAGCAAACGTTAGTTGGCTGCTGGTTGATATTGGAGCAGGAGCGAATGCAGGTTCTACAAGAAGTTTCCCATTAACTCGGATAGCACTCACATTAACGTAAACATTGCCGTCATTAATTCCTGATCTGTCTAAAGTTATGCCTGTAAATGTGCTGTCTGTAAATAGGCTTGACACATTCCACCACTGGCCAGTTGTTCCTGTAATTAGGCTTGAAACGTCAAATCCTCCACTACCATTATTTGGATTTAAGATTACAGGCAGATCGCCACCGGGCCCCCTATATGCATGAATTTCAATAGTAGTTGCTGGAATGGCGGTCCAGGTACAAGTAGAAGTTACGTTTTCAGAAGGGTTACCACCTACAGAAGAGAGGCCTCCATCAAAGGCACTGGTCCATGGTCCTATAGGACCATTTGCTGTTGAGTTATCACCCCAAACCTGACTTTGGTTCCACTCATTTACTTCAATCTCTGATACAGCAGTAATACCAGATGTATCCTTAAATCCAGGCTGTAAACAAGCACCTGAATCTTCTGCTAGTTCAATATCAAATCCTGCAGGGTTGGAGAGTTTAGCGTCAACGCAAAGTTCAGTTCCGAATGGGAATGTTTCAGCTGGTGTCTTACCTGATGGGAATACAGCAGGGAAATTAAATGTAACTGGAGACTGACCCACTTGATCTGTGAAGTCAGGCAGGATCGAGGTAAGGCTAATGATGTTGCCTGTGTTCTCTTGCATCACCGCATAGAGTTTGGCGACATCAACTTCAGTCAAAGTTTCTGCTCGATAGTCTTCAAGCCAACGACTAGTTACACCTGAAAGCAACATCTGCTTATTAGTAACATCAACATCAACAACGGTGCCGGTGCCTTGATAAGTGCCTCCGGTTACTTTTGTTTCACCTGTAGGCGTGACGGATGAGTCAACGAGGAGTTTTCCATTTAGCTCTATACCAGAGAACCCTGGACTGCTAGCGCTGCTGTTACCAGGATCAGAAGATAATGCGACAGTAATGTTAGAAACTGTGGATTGCGTTACTGTCAATTGTACTAATTTATCAGCTTCACTTCCACCTACATCGATAGAAACAATCCCAGTACCACTTATTGTATAGATTGTTGCATCTGTCATCCCGACTGGTCGTACTCTTAATTTTAAGCTGGTTACATTCTCAAAAGCACCAGTGTAAGTAACAGCATCAGTTACAATGGCTGATAGGGCACCTGTATTAGGGTTACCATCAAAAGCATCGCCTTCTGGGAAAGTGCTGGCGTAAGGACCACCACCTAAATTCGTGCTCCATGTCTGGCTTTGATTCCAGCCCGTGCGCCAAGCACCGCCGTCAACGGTCATCGTGTTGGCGGTTGTGTTGGTGGAGATTACTGATGCCTCATTTGCATTAGTAACATTGGCATTAGACAACAGAACACCATTTACTTTTATGTAAGTCAAGTAAACATAATAAGAACCACTG